TCTGTTCCTGTGTCTTCTGAGTCCTGATTCTCAGGCTCGGGTTGAGATTCGTCCGGTGTCGGAACTATTCCAGCTTCCTGGAGTATTTCTGATCGGCCCATAATGTCTGCGAGCATCTGATCTTCAGTACCGCTGTCAACAATGTTATCATCCGTTTGGGTAGAACTATTATCTTCAGCCATTATTTGTTACCTCCTTTTCATCTCTACTGCCCTGTATGTCTTTGAATACTTCCAGACCTTCTGGAGCATTTAAAATTGAAGAAGCTTTATTGTAGGGATTATTTTTACCAAAGTTAGGGTTTCCCCGTCTCTTTTTAGGAGTGTTATCTTCGAGTAGACTAAGCAAAGCGGATCGGTACTCGACCAGGCCCCGTACAATGGTAGCATCGTTACGAATACGATTAGCCCCATTAAGGTCTACTATATGTTGGTTAATAAAGTAGTCTATTGATTGTTCAATATTCTGAATTACTTTATTTATTGATTCTTTACTGCTTTTAATCATTGCTGTCCACCTCACCTAACTTTTCCATAATCGGAATGTTACGACCTTTAGTCTCAATACTAATTAGCTTTTCTTTAACACTACCTAGTGCCATAGAACAAGCATATAAATGTTCTCGAGTCTTAGTCTCATGAGGTTCTGTCTTCAGCCACTCTAAAAAGAAATCTACTAAGATATCTCCATAGGCTGAATCGAAAAAACTGTTTCGTGTGTCTGTTGCAAAGGTAGCGTCTTGTAACGCCATCTGTGCTAGACGATCTGGATGCACCTTCTTGGTCATCCTCTTATCACCTGATTCTCTGTACTTTTCCATAATTTACCTTATAAACACATCATCCTTGCGGGTAGAGGTGTGGGGTTAGAAGAGGGGGCTATTGCCCACCTCCTCCCATAGCTTTTTGTAATAGTTGAACTGCTTGTGCAGGTTCAATTCCTAGTTTCTTCACCATCTCATCTAAGGATTCTTCTCCTTTTCCTGAAGGTGCAGCTTCAATAGACTTAACTATTTCCATTGCCTTCATCATTATTTCGTCCATATTTCCCGGAACTGGGAGATGGTCAGGCGGCACTTCTGCTTTAATCGCTGCAGTTTTGAGCTTAGCCCATTCTTGACCGTGACGATCGAGCGCAATAGCAGTTTGCCTGATGTTATCTTGGAGTGCATTGTCTGCTTGCACTTTAGTATAAACTGAGTTAGCTTCAGCTTGCTTTGCTTTAGATTCTTCAACACGCGATGTCATCTCCTTGATTTTCTCATTTTCTGCAGCTTTTGTTTTTTGCTGCTCTGCAGCTTCTTTTAAAAACTCCTCGGTAGTATGATCCCGAAGGTAGTGTTCTGGCTTTAAGTCTAAAGTATTTAACAGGTCAAACGCAATAGTAGCTATAGCGTCTGGCTTGATCATACTCTCGGCTCCTGCTTCTTTAAGCATTGGTATCAACTGAGAAGACACTAACATAAGCTTATCTCTTTTGTTAGCGTTAGAGTTCTCTCCCAGATTTACATCAACTTCCAGCTCAATACACTCTGGTAAGTTCTTTAAATCTACGTCAAGAATTTCTCCTCTACGATCAGACATGATAGTAACTTCATCCATGTTATCTCGTATAGTCTTAAATACTCCGTCACATAACCTTTTAAATCCACCTTCTGCAAATTTACGTGCAATGTGTTGAATACGTTTTTGACTGGCATTCATTACTTGACTTAACTTCATCTCACTGTTACCTGAGACATACAACTCGTCATTAAGACCTTGAGCTGCTTTAGACATACCTGTGGCCTGCTCTTTGTGTACTTGTAAGTGCTGTAGTAACGGTACTGTGCCTGCGCTGATTGCGCTGGGCGGCAAGTCTGCTACTGCCCCCTGTGGGTTACCATTTGTAGGAATGATCTGCTTTGGTCGCATGTTTTGCAACGCAGAAAAATCTACTACGTTAGGATCTGCCAGTTTAGGCGAGTAGTTTGTCAAGTAAGTATTTTCTACAAAGCCACGAAGAATAGCAGTAGAAGTAAGTGTAGTAGAACGTGTCATGTCTGCCACAGAAAGACCAAAGAATTCGTAAGGAATTTCAAAGGGGCTTAGTGATGCAAGAGGCACATAGCTACAGTCTTCTTCATAAAGAATAGTTGATCCTGCGGTAATAAAGTGCTTTAGCTCTGCTATACCATCTCCATCCCGATCAACTTTCATCCAGCATTCGGTTACTGCTACGTTACGATTAGCTTCAAGAGAGATATCATTGTTTTCAATATTCATCCCTTGATAGTAAGTCTGTCCGGTTACCCGTTTACGCACAGCAACATCCTGTGAGTAAGAGGCATTGTCTTCAGAAGAGCTAGGCAAGTCTGCCCAGTCTTCCACACTTTCTGCGATTTCAGGGTACATCTTTCGTATGTCAGAACGAGACATTTCTACTTGAATTCCTACAAAATTAGCATCTTCAATACTACCTGCATCCCTAGAGATTAAGAAGTTCTCTGGCGGCACGTTTTCAATACGGACTTTAGACATGTCATACGTTCTTTTCAAACGAACGTCTTCGTATGCGTTAGTCGCAGGATTAAAACTTAGCTCACCTACTACTTCAACATCCTTGTCTGACAGTTTGAGATCAAGAGCTTCCTCTGTAAGAGAGTCATATTCCTCAAAACTAGTAGAGAGGTCTTCCACAAAATCCCAGCGAATAACAGAGTTCTTCCATAGTAAGGCCGACTTGACCCACGTATTTAAAAGTTCCCAACCGTTGTTTTTCTTAAAGATAGTGTAGTTGACTAAGTCAGACGCATCATTCGCGGCAGCAATTGCCATCGGTGATGAGGACCAGGATTTAAACTTTGCAAGTCGATTGTTGTTAAACATCAACTCTGAAATTATTGCAAGGTAGGCTTCAACAGTTTCTGTTGTATCTGAAGACACAATCTTAGAAACACCGTTGGGGCGTAAGTGTCCTTCCGGAACACCCGCATACTCAAAGGTGGACTGTAGTCTGTCATTTGCCAGCTCAGAAGAGTTTAAGAAGTCTCCTACTGAGTTAGCTGCACCCGTTGCAATTAAATTTATTAGTTGTTCATCAGTTACTTTTTCACGGTAACCCTTCATATAATCGCCCATATAGGCCTCCTATCTATCTAGCACCCACATGGGTAAATAAGTTGTAGTCGGGGTTTTTGAACCAAAGGTACCCCGAGACCTCAAGGACAGCATGAGGTTCAACTGTGTAGTCCGTCTTTCCCCTCTTTTCGCCATTCTTCGCGATGAGCACGGACAAGTTCTGGTTCTTTAACTTCTACCTCGTTATCTCGACTGTGAGTAACAGAGTTTTTAGACTTGGTAGTAGGATCCCATGTCTTACCTTTATTTCGTTTAATTCCTTCTGAAGGTCGGTATATTGACATGTTATCCCCCTAAATCTTTTTTAAGCTGAGCTAGTTCTTCTAACTCTTCTACACTGAGATCAGCACTGGTTTTTTCTGTAGTAATAGACTCAACCCGTGTTTTCTTGGGCGCTTTATATTCACCCAGCTCTTTAGCAATCTTGAAAGCTTCTTCTCGGTCGCCTTCTTCCATAGCTTCGTGCATAAGCAATTTCATTATGTCCAGAGGATCTTGAGCAACAGAATTAATTGCTTCCAAAGTTTCTGCCATTTCAGTAGCTTTTTCTTTAATTCGGGCATCCCGTTCTTTTTTCTTCAAACGAGCTTCTGCAGAGGCTTTAACCCCTGCTGCCTGGAAATTCTTTATTTTCTGCTGTCCTTCCTCGGTTTCTGGGTTAATCATGTGCTGTGCAAAATTAGCCTGCCTCGGATCTTTCATCATCCTCTGTCGTATTTCTTCTATCTGTTTACTTGTCTTTGGCATTATATCCAGTCCTCATTATTGATGTTAACAAAATTCTTTTGTCTCCAATCAACTTTCTGATTTGATAACTTATCAATGTTAGTACGGTAAGCTTCCCATGCAATTGCAAGAGCCATAACAGTGTCATCGTGATGACCTTGTAACGCTTCAGTCTTACCGGACGCCGTGGAAATGTAAGTTTTCATTTCAGTCAAAATTGTTTTAGACGGAATCCAAATATCTTCTTCTTCAACCGCATTTTTTAACTGACCTATAACACGGGGTTTACTCCCATGCGTCATTCTAAATCCGGGAGTTTGCCCCTCTTCAGAGCTCAACTTAGCAGCTTTGGTTTCGTAGTACATGTTAACGTAACTCATTTGCTTAAGTCTTTGTAACGTGGCTACCCCCATGCTGTTAGATTCTACTGCCAACAAAGAGTTATTAAAATACCTGCCTAAGTAAAACAAGTGTTCCCCGTATAGAGTAGGGTCTACAGTGTTGTCCCGATACATGGCACAAATGTGACCTTGTGTGTTTAACACAATAGCTGTACTGTAGTCTTGCTTAACACCCAGAGCAACGTCTGCTCCAATAATGTAGTTATCTTTCCAGTCCGGTGGAATCCAGATCTCCAGGTTGCCCCGAGGACTGTCATCAAAAGAACCTAACTCGCTGTTATACCCTCGCAACGCTACTGGCGTTACAGGCACAAAAGAGTTAATCTTTTCTGAGTCAAACACAGAAGCACCAGAAACCAAGAAAGCTTCTTCTGCGTTAGCAGGGTACTCTTGTCTAAACTTGTCTACTCCACCTTCAACAATCTTTAACCGTCTCCAGTAAAGTTGTTCATCACTCAGGTCATACTTTTCTTTGTAATCCTTTTCTTCAAAGGTTAACTCAAAGCCTTCTGGTACTGCCCTGTAATACTCAGGTGTTTTAAACCATGGGATAAAGATTGCAATGTAATCAGAATCACCTGCTGCAGCTGCCTGATAGAGTCTGTAAAACTCACCGGAAGCACCATTAGCTGTTGACTCAATAATTACCTCTGTACCGTCAGACTGAGAAATACCCTGAAACAGTCCGGCAAGAATCTTAGCGTCATGCTGCCAAAAGGCTACCTCAGATCCGTGCAAAATAGTAGGAGTAGTTCCCCGTCCAGCCTCTGGAGAACCAGCGGTATAGAGTCGATAGGAGCCAGAAGCGTCCAAATCGGGGTAAGCGGGTGTTTGAATAATAATTTCTTTGGCGTTAGTTTTCTCCAGTTTAGGTTGTAGTCCTTTCTCCATGTTCTTGATGAGGTTTTTACTCATCGTAAACAAAGAGTCTGAGGTAGCACTATCGTGTGCCATAACTACAGACCTGGTGTGCTGTTGAAAGTAAGTCTTCCAGAACACTCTGCCAGCACAGAAAGTAGAAATACCCTGTTGTCTGGCCTTAAGTATGATTGCCCTAACTTTGCCTGTTTCTTTTCTTTGTTTTTCAAGGGCTTCGTTTATAATAAGTTGCGCTTCATTAAACTCGAAGGGCACAAAACCTTTGGTGGCATCCTTAGTAATTATTCTTATTTGTTCTGCTGAGAACTTTTCAAAGTTTTCAGAGTAGTCTTTTAAATTTTGTCGTCTTTTTAATTCTCTTAGAGCCTCCAACTGTGCTCTGGCTTCCTGCTTTTTATCCATAATAATCCTTAAGTAAGGTTCGGAGGAGGAGTCTGTACCTCCCCCGACCTAGACGCCTGCCCAGTGTTCAGCTTAACGGTAGCGAAATTCCTTCTGCAAGAACAACATAACGAGATGAGGTCATGAGACCTCTGGCGTAGCACTTTACGTTAGTGCCAGACGATCTCTATGCTTTCTTTTTTCCTCTGTGACTTAAATACTTGCTTGTTGAAGTATGTTTAGCTCCCGACATTAACTTGCCGCTTGGCCCTTTATGTGTAGGCCCTTTGTACTCTTTACCGTTTGGTAGGTAGTGTTTAACTCCTGCTGCCATTATTTTTTGCCTCGTAAGTAGTTAGGAATATGGTCATTGTTTGTTGCCCACTTAACGTAACGTGCAACAAGGTAGTTTGCCCAGTATTTTAACATTTTATTATCTCCTGGATAAAAGAAGTCGTACCTTTAACTTTAGTTCAACTAGCTCTAACTCTATGTCTCTAACTCGTTTAATGTTTTCTTGAACAGATATTGGGGGTTTCCACTCATCTATCCAAGTATCATTTTCTTCTATCTCAACTAGCATCATAGCTTGGTCGTTCTCAAGAAAAGTTATTCTCTCAACTATACCAAAGTATGCCCACACAGAAATTGCAGTTGCCCCTACTAAGGCCAAAAGATTTTTTAAAGGTATTGTAAATTCAGATGTTTCGTTTAACTTGTTAGCCATAACCTCACCACTTTACTTTGTTAGCCCAGTAAGCTGCTGACATGGGGCCTTTAGCTATGTTGGTTGCATGTCGTGCTTTCCAAGCTTTGTTTCGTGCAGAGCCATCAGGACTACCTGTTGCTCCCTGAGAACCAAACCGAATAGTCTTAGTCTGTCCTTTAGACTTGGCCACAACAATGTGTGACTTAGTCTTGTGACTGGGGGTTGCCTTAGGTTGGTTATAACCTGAGACCCCTGCATTCTTTAATCTGGCATCTTTCTTTGGTGCTTCTCTAGTCATTTTGGAATACTCGTTGTTTTACTATCTAACATTATCTTCTCCATCATCTGTCTAATAGACTTAATGTTTTCATCAATACGGCCCATGGTTACTGCCTGTTCCTGAACTATTTTCTCTAACCCTGTAATACGGGTTTCATTACGTATAATCTGTTTACTGTTATACTCTACGTCAGTATTGAGCGCAGAGATAAACCATACCAGAGCAACTGTTTGCATTAGTATAGTTAACACAAAGGTTAGCGGGATGTTCTTAGAGAGATGCCACTGTTCTTTTTCTTTATTCATTTTGTAAATCCCGCCCCAAAATATAGTCCGACTATAGCCGAAACGATATGTGTGTCCAGCGGAGTGATAACTAGACCTGACGCTGATTTCCATTGTATTGATTCTTCTGGCCCAAATAGCCAGTTAGTGAAACCACCCTGCATCTCAGTATACCCTACTATTACGTTAACTTCCGGATAGAATACTGCTACCAACTTAGGTAACACAATAATAGACCCTACTGCTGAGAGCGCTATCAGT